ATCCAGCAAGAGCTAATTTATTATTGCTTCCACCGCGAGCGGGGTCGAATAATATTTCAAAGTCTCCCAAAAACGTATCATACGTTACCGAAGCAGACGCTGCTGCCGCAAAATACGGAGCTCCAGAGCTATATGAGATAGACCCGGGTGACTGTGCTTGACGGTTTACGATGATATGTCCTGCAAGACCTTCTGTAGTTTGGATACCGCTTGAACGACCGCGTTGTCCAAATAACACTGCTCTTTCTATATCAACTTTATGTTCTCTTAATTTGAGATTCCAGATTCTCTGCCATTCGTTTGCATACCCTCTATAATTAGTAGCAATTGACGTATTGGTCATTTCTGCTGCTGTTTTAAAGATTTGGGTGTAACCAAAATCGTCTTCTAATGATTTAGACCAGACATCTGGCGAACCCGAACCTTCAGCAAACGCAGTACCAATAACCTGTGCTTTATCGCCATCTGCAATTGCATTGTAACCACTCTCAGAGGAGTTACCAACGCTCATACAAGTAACGTCACACACTGTTTCAGTTGAGTTAACAGAAACTGAATCTAAGCGAAATACCGCTTGAGATTTTCCATCAACCACTTCCACAGCAACAACCATACCCGGAACTAACCAATCAACATTTGCTCCAGAACCATCGTCAAAATTGATTACACCAGACACGCCAGCTGCTAAAGAGCCTAGGGCACTATCAGCAGACAATGAACGATTTGTCCAGTCAATTTTACTACGATTTTCTAGGAACCTAAATACTGGGTCAGTAGTAGGTACTTTTGCTATTTTACTCAGGTATACAAAAAAAGGAGATTCTTCTGGGGCTAACTCAGCGACTCTATCGCTAAAGTCATACATTCGCCTGCTATCTGGGGTTGCCCCGTGAGCAGATGCATGACTATTACCGGCAGTTGTCGCCATATCAGCGCTTGATATCTGGCCTCGAATATAGCCAGCTGCACTTGTAGCCATTTTATTTTCCTTCCTTTATTTAATTAAGGTAATCTACTTCCCATGCCTCCGGCTTTCTTTACTCCATCCCACATTTCATCAAATTCATCTTTGACTACTGGGGGAGCTCCTTGTAAAGCGCCCGGACTGCGTGGTGCTTGTTTAGCTGCTTTCGCAGCTTCTACCGAATTGCGAACTTCTGGTCTTTTTACATTTCCAGTAGAACCACGCCATACCTTGACTAAAGTGTCAAGTGATAACTGTTCTGTTGGTCTTGTAGCAAATTCCATAAACTGATTGACTTCATTTTCATTCAATCTGTATTTGCTCTTCAATTCGCTAACCGTATTATTAATCATAATTTGCTCATTCATCTGACCAAGTTGATTATTTACCGCTTCACTTACAGAACGCTGTTCTTGAGCTGTTCTGTACTTATATGAAGCTGAATCCGGTTTGTAGTATGCGTCCCAAGGATTAAATTCATCCTCGGACAGCGAAGGTTCTGAACTATTTGTCTGATTGACACCATCACCATAACCCTGCTCTTGAAGTTGCTTCTCCGCTAAAGAAGTCATGACATTTTTATATTTGTCATTTTCAGATTGAGCTTTATCGTAAAGCCCTTGAAACTTTCGTGCTTCCGTTTCCCAATCTGTATTCTGTTGCGAAGTCAAGTCTTGAGCATTAGTTTCTGGGACTTCATTAAATCCCAGAACATCTTCTTCTTGTGTGGTATCATCCTCAAAAAATGTATCAGTCATACCGTCACTACTACCTAAGACATCGTCTACGACTTGTTCTTCGGTAGGTTGTATTGCTTCAGCTTGTTCCATTTTATTTTCCTTTCTACAATGTCTCGCCAGCTTCTTGAGCAGAACCCATCATATTTTTGGATTTCTCAGCTGCGAGCTTCACTGCACCTGCAAGCTTTTCAGCCTGCACTTTATTAGTTGCTTTAGCATCTGTTTCGACATTAGAAAGCTTGGATTTAAATTTTTCAACTTCAACCCTCTTTCTATCTGCCACCGACTCTCTTTGAGCGGTCTGCAAGTCACCCTGCAAATTTTTGACTTGGCCTTGTAATTGTTCAACCATGCCTTGTAATTGTTGTATTTCTCCAGTTCTTTGTAATATTCCTTCTTTGTCAAATATCTCTGGATTCTTTTTCAAAACTTCCTCTTTATCTACAAGCCCTAATTGATATGCTTCTAAGTATACATTATATTCAGCCCATTTGCTTGTAGGCAATGTTGAACCGGGAGCTATAGATACATCATGCTGATTAACATTATATTTATCTTTTGCTATATCTATTAACGTTCCACTAACATCATCATATAAATTAACTGTTACTTCTGTTAAATCATTATTAGGCTGTGCAAGTTTAAACATTTTTTGATATGAATAATGACTTTTGCCAAGTCCATACATAACTTTACCTAATCTTGTAATACCAAATTCTATATCTCTTAATTTAGATTTAGGTCTTTCCGCTCCTAATGAAACCATTTTTTCTGTACCTCTTACAGTGTCAGGAGCTTGTTCTGCAAAACCATGCATTAATTCTGGTAAACCAAAAGTAAAATCTATATAGTGCTCAGCGCTTTGAATTAAACGATAAAATTCAGAAGCTAATGGAGTAGGTGATGGATAATGAGGTTCTCCCTGTGAGCTATCTACTTCTATCACAGCATTAGGATTAGCCCAATCTCTTTCTAAATCACCTATATTCTCTACACTTCCTAATGGTACTAATAATTTAAGACCTGCTGAAGCTTGAGCATGGGATATAGCTAAAGACCATAGCTTATTAAGTAATCTTTGCATTGGTCTGGCTCTAGCAATATCAGACCTAGGATATGGAGTACCTGTATATACATTTGGTAGTGGAATAATAGGATATATATCTATATTTAATATTGATTCATATAATACTATTTGCCCTACAGAAGCTACGACACCAACTCTATTTTGTAAAACTTCTTCATATTGCATTAATCCACTTTCAAATACATCAGGGTTTTCAGCTAAAAACTGTTGAAATTCAGGTTCACTTAAAACTTGTTCTTCCTGAGTACGCATATCTGCTATTCTATAAAATGGTACTTTAGTTTTAAAAAATCTTTCTAATACTTGATAATATTCACTTCCTCCATAATCTAAATCTTTTGAAGCATCGGGATAAACAGTATAAACACTGTTTTTATTTTGAGGAGAAGGGTAATCCTCATCTGAATGAGCGCTTATATCTTTTATAAGACCATCTACCATTTTACCAGTTTCAGGGTCTAATTGAGGCCCTAGTTCCGGATAGAGGCGAAGTACTTGTTCTTCAGTTAGTATAGTAGACAATATGATACTATCAGCATCATCGAAAAACCTGTCCCTAGATGAAGGTGGGACATAGACACGAAACGGGTTTACACTTGTGAACTTGACATCGCCCCTACCGAAATCAGATTCATTATCAACATACGCATATAAATATCCTAATCCAGTTACTGCATAATCATGTATTGCCTGTTTCATATGCACATCACCGCTAGAGAGTTCCCAGCAATAACCTAGTATAAGACGCCATATTTTAGATAACTTAGCATCTGAGTCTTCTCTTGGAATAACTGTAAAAGCTGGAGGACTGGCTGTTATAATACTTTTAAGTTTTTCAACTGCTGGGCCAATTCTATCCATTGGTACTGCAGCTTGATTAACAGCAGAAAGGTCATCTGTTTCATCTGTTGTATAATGATTTCCAGAATAGAAATCTATATCGGAACGTGCTTCTGTATCCCAAGATGAACGAGCATCTCTCCAACGTTGCCATAATTCTTGACTTTCTTGAGCTCTAGGGTCTAATTTTATGTTAGGCATACGGCGCCAAAGTTAATAATATTTTTTTTAAGTGTCAAGTATTTCTTAGTCCGGTCATCCAATTGTATACTTTTCCTCTTTTCGCTCTTTTTTTATTACTGCTTTTATACTCACTTTTCTTCATTCTAGCACTAGAAGGCGCTTTAGCATAATAATCAGCGTAATAGAGTCCATCCATTAAATCATCATGCCTAGGAAACGGATGTTCAAAAAATTCATCTACCAATTCTGTCATACTACGTCTTATAAATAACTTTTTAGAATTAACTATAGGGCCAAGCGTTGTTTCTAGTCTGTCTTCTTTTTTAATACCACCCGGAGGCTTAACACCCTTAAATATACCCGGAATAAGTCTTTTATCACTATGAGCAAGTCTAGTTACCATATCTCTTACCATTTCCTGAGCAGCTACTGTTTCTATGGTAGCTCTGCGAACTGGAGAATATTTATTAGCCATATCCACAATTATCTGCGGTAAATCAAATGTAGGTATACGTTCACGAAAATATTCTAATACATAACGATTTTTTTCTTTATCCATAGCTATAACCATTATTACTTGGAAATCTGATGTATTTGTAGCCGTTGCTGCTATATCAACACCTATATAAACATTAACAGGTATCATTTCGTCTGTAGTTGCTAAATACGCCATTCTATCAATAGATTTAAATTCATGAGAATGATATTGTATTCTATCTATCTTAAATGATGCTGTAGAAATATCACGAGCATCATTCATATACTCCTGAGCAAACTTATTAACTAAACCTGCTTCTATAAACTCTCTTTTCTTAGCGGCAAGTTTTTTCTTTGAAAACTGTTCAGGCCATATAGGCTTTTCATTTTCAATAGCTCTATAAAAAGTAACATCCCAAGGATATGTTCTATTATTATCAGTAGCTTCATTATATCCATCATAAATCATTTGTAAAAAGCTATCAAAATGTACAATAGTACCGCATAACCATATCCAACCTTCTCTACCAGCAGATTCTTCTAATGCAGGATATATAGTAGATACTACCCATTTCTTAATCTCAGCTCTACGCTCTGGTGTTTTAGTATTTAACTCAGATTCAAAGTCATCAAGTATAATACCAGTATAACGTACATCTAACTCAGAACGACCACGTAAGCGCTGTGAAGTACCTTTTGCTATCATTCTATCGCCTTTAGCAGTTACAATATCTTTTTCAGTCCATCTATTACCATAAGTGTCTCCAGCCATATCACCAAAATAATAACGAATAAACTTATTTATTTCTAAATGTGTCTTAACATATTTTAAATGGTCTATAGCCTGTCCCTGTTCTTCAGCAATCCAAGCAATAAACTGCTGCTGCTCTTTAGGGCTAAATAACATTTTATGCAATATAGCTGCTTTTGACAATATAGACTTACCAAAACCTCTGGGCAGTATATTACATATCCTAGCTCCGGGTTGAGTACTAATTAGTTTTTTTGCTATATTTTTATGAAATTTTG